TAAAGAAAGATATGAACTCGTCAAAAATATTAAAACAGATAAAGAAATCGCTTATGAAAATAGAATAAAAGAATTTCTCGGAGCAAAAATCATAGATATAAGTCCTTATGATATTACAGAAAATGACAGTGTAATTTTTGAAGAATTGATAATTGAAACCACTGGTGGACAAAAATATATTTTATTTTTAGATTATTGTGAAAACCAAGAAAGACCTGACGCCATCTTTGAAAAATATTATGATAAAACATGAGTGATTAATTATGGGAATGAACATTTATTTCTACAAAATTATTTCTAAAGAAGAACATGCCAAACTCGAATCTGAAGATAACAAAAGAAAATTTAGAATCTTTGATAATCACATACTTAAATATCAAAACAGCTTTGGAAATGTAGAATACCATACTAAAAAAGAAGCTCTGTATGATTATGCCAAAGCTTTTAAAAACATCGGTCTTGATATAAACAATTATGATTGGGTGTATGGTTATGATGAATTAATTGAATATGAACATCTAACAACAAAAGAAAAAGTTAACGTTCCAATAAGTGTCATCCCAGTACACTTTAAGGATGTTAAATATGTATGCGCGAAGACATTAAAAGATATTCGTGTGGGTCTAAACAATGAAGAGTTCGATATCTTCTATGATATTGATGAAATGTGCGGTGAAAAGGCAATTACTAAAGAAAGATTTGAAAAGTTTTTAAATGCAATGCCAAAACTTAGAGAAATTGTGTATGAAAAATATGGCGTTGATAAAGATTTAGATTATGATTTATTTGAAGTTGGGTGGTAAGAAAAGATGGTTAAAAAAATTAGAGTTTCTGATAAAGAAGCACAAGATAGTATTATTTTTGAAAATAGAATTGATGAGTTGATTGCTTGTAATTCTATGACCAAAGCAAACCATTTATCCAAAGAACAAGATGCAATGGAACAAAAACTGATTGATGTAATGAATTTAAATAGACATGTTTATCGCAAGCATGAAAAGTGGTAATTAATTATGAGAAAAGTTGTTTACAAATTCGATGAAGAAAATGTTATCGCAGAACTCATATATCAAATTAAAGAGTGTGCAGATGAAGATTGGGGAATAACAGCAGAAGATAAAAACGGAAATATCATTGATCATAACACAAGTGAAGAAGACATTGAAGAATTCTTAAGGCACGATGAAAAAGGGTGGGAGCTTGTCAGTGAAGAATATTATGATCGATTAATGATTGAAACGAACCGTTTAGATGATTATGAATTTAACGATCTATTAGAAGAAAATTTTGGAGAGGACAGTCATCTATTCATTAATTACAACGATGATAGATACTCTTGTAGTAGAGGTCTTGAATATGACTACCCACCCATTAAATATAGTGATTTGCTTGAAAGATTAAGTAAACATGGAGTTGATTATTCCTACGATCAAATTACAATAGAATGCTACAAAAATGCAGATATGCTTATAACACTGGATGAAAGTTGTGGGTATCATCATCACGAAATATTAATTATCAACTCAGATTTAAAAACAAATCCCGGTTATGACATAGGAGATATTATTGAAATAGTAAATGATACATATTATCCAAATGATTTTACTGATGATGATTTCTTCGATGAACTTTTAATGCCTTATCTGGAAGACAACAATTATTTTGATTCGGTTTCACGGTACATTGCATGGTGGTTATATGATGTAAATAAAGAGTGGGAATTGGTAAATAAAATGTTTACAATTCCACATCAATATTATTACAGAAATTTATTTAATATTGACTACTTTATTACAACTGCTCTTCCTTATGAATACATTGAACTCAAAAATATGTCATTTGAAGATATGTATGGCGCTGAATTGAAATATATTCCAGAATCATATGGTTACTTTGCTGATAGATTTAAATTAGCATACGAACTTTATAAAAAGCTTGCACTAATTTTCATAAACAAAGTATCAGAAATAGATACTTATAATTGGGCTGAACCGGGATATGTATTAGATGCATTTTCTAATTATGTTGAAAGTAAAGGAGAACACTAACTATGAAAGAAAATTTAGATATATTATTTGGAAAACTGGATGAAGACGAATCGATGTTTGAAGATTGTGCAGTTTGGTATTGTCCTTACTGCGATTGTGAAAGACATCTTGAATTTGACGCTGATGGTTTGGTTGAATGTCAGTTTTGTGGAAAAGAATTCGAGGTTGAACCAGTATTTTGTTGAAAAGGAATTGGTGAGAAAGATTATGAAAAAGAAAACTCTGACTAAAATATTTTTACTATTAATTGTTATGCAACTCTTGATTATCCCGGTTGCAGCAGGAGGTTATACATACAACTTTGATAATATCCGTTATAACTATCACAATTCGGCGTATATTAATGGGTATGAGGATGGATATGATAATGGTTATAACGAACATATTATAAGTAATGTTCGTTATAATATCTATGACGATGATTATATTAAGTTTGATTACAATGAATATACTGGGATGTTTTTCATTGATACAAAATATAATCTGGAAGATCGTAAGATTGTTGATTATGCAATTGGTTTTGTATTAGGAATATGCTTTACATTCTTTGTTGCATATTTGTTAGCTGATAAAAATAAGTGAGGAAAAAGAAATATGACAAGGGTGAAATATCTGGTCTGTTCAGATGAAGCATACTATCCATGGATTAATGAATATGATACGGAAAAGGAGGCAAATGAAGCATATGATGAGCAACGGGGTCTTGATTATGATAAATCTATTTATTTATGCAAAGTTTTAAAGCAGAAGACGGGAGTTTGAAATGAGAGAAATATCAGTTGCTTTACTACATGTTGAGCAAGAACAAATATCAAAAGACGAAAAAATAGCAATCATTGAAAATGAAGCTATTGGTTATCCCGGCGATTTCTTTTTTGTGAATGATAAGAAATATGTTATTACATCACTGTGGTTTTGGGATCTTAAAAAAGCGTGTAAATTTTTATACCCTATACTTGGATTTGAAAACAGTAAAGATGCCACACTTGATTATTTACACAAAATCTGCCATGATTCTATTGATGGAAAAACGTATGTTCACATCTTCAATAGTGTAGAAAATGGCGGTGCGTTTGCTCACTATCCCGGAGTTTATGAGGATGGGACTATTAATGACGAGGAAAAAGTACAATGATATATAAAGTAGAGCATTTTCATAGCAATCCAGTAAAATTAATGAGATTTGATGGAACACACAAATGTTATAAAGCAATTGTAATGTTTTTAACACATAAAAATCAAACTATCCACATATCTTATACAGATGATTATAATTTGAAGTATTGTATAATAAATATTACTGTTATAGATGGTGGTTATAGAAAACCTTATGATGTACGTGTTGGAGATTACATTGGTTTCGATAGTAATCAAAAAGTTATACTGCGTGATGAGAAACAGGTTGAAAAACACTACACAAAGATTGAAGGAGAAAATTAATTATGAACTTTAATGAAGCTGTAAAACTAACACTTGACAAATTTGAATGTGCTACGAGAGATAACGAAGATCAGGATAAATATTATAGAGTTAAAGACGAGTTTAGTGATGATGATCTAACTAACATGATCTTTAAGTGTCACGATGATGAACTTCCAAATGATTGGACTTATGAAACAATCGTTGGCATCCTTGAACAGATGACGGGTTTTGATATTGAAGAAAAATATATAATGTATGACTATGGTTACGATCACGAAATTGCTGAAGAAGAAGTAGATTGTTTCACATCTAAATTATTCGGATGGTATAGTGATCGTCCAAACAGAAAATATAATATTGAAGAAACATACAGTAAAGGATTATTTGACACTGAGAAATTTGATGTAGATGCGATGTTATCAGCCGGACAATACAACAGAATCAGTATGATGGTTCATGTTATCACAAATTATATTGGAGAACTTGTAGAAGAAAGTGATGATGATGAAGAAGAAGATGAAGAAGAAGTATAATGATGTATAAGGTAAAACATTTTCGTGGAGAATTCATTAAAGTGATACGTTTTGATGGAACATATGAATGTTACGAAGCGATTGTAAAATTTTTAACTGGTGAAAAAGAAGATATAAAATTAACTTATGTAAACAAATGTAACCACAATGTTCATGGCATTAGAGTTCATTTTAAAAATGATATATATCAACATTATTTTATTGAACCCGACTACTATGTTGGATTAAATGAAAAAAATCAAATTATTGAACGTAAAAAATCTCAAATTAAAAATGAATATATAAAGATTGAAGGTGATTTAAATGAATGAAATTGTAACATTAGATTTAAGCAAATTTGGAAACTGCGAAATTGAAATGGCTAAAGAACTACTTGATCATATATTTGAAGCAAATGCATGGGGAAATCTCAGCATATGTCTCAATACATACAGTGGTTGTGTTTTTCTTTCAGATGAAAATTGTAACGTGTGGATGATGAATGGAGATAATTTAGAAAAATTTTATTCTTGTGGAGAGTGTGGAGAAGAAGGTTTTGCAGAAGATTTAAAAGAATATGGTAAAGAGTGTTGCATTGATTATCTCAAACAATGTGGTGAAATAGCTGATGATGTTTATATCTGCCCCGAATGTAGAAAAGAAGGTACAATAGATGAGCTTTTAGAAGATGGAAAAGATTGTTGTAAAGAATATCTTATAGAAAACAATTTAATTGATGATGAAGAAGAAGATGAAGAGAGCGAAAAAGAAAAAGCCAGTTATACCCCACCAACTAATTTTAGAGGACGATAATAAAGAAGTGATTTAAATGAATAAATTCTTAATAACAGATTGGAGAGACTTTGGACACCGTGAAATTAAAATGGCTGTAATATTATTGTCTCACATGAAAGATGAAATAATTAGTATAAAATCTGAACCAAAAATTTATTTTAATAACCATACAGGAGATGTGTTTATTTCAAATACATGGGGAGATATATGGATGATGAACGGTGATAAACTTGAAAAAATTTATATGTGTACAGAATGTGGAGAAGAAGATTTTATTGATAAATTAAGAAACAATGGTAATGAATGTTGCAAATCATATCTAATCGAAGAAAGTTTAATAGAAGATGGTGGGTATTTAAGAAAATGAACAAAGATAACACCATTAAACAATTATAAAAAAGGAGAAATAATTATGTCAAAAAATAACATATATGCAGAATCACCAGTTAAAATTATTAAAATCAAAAACAAAGATAAGCTTGAAGACACCGCGATTGACGACATTATGAGACGATGTAAAGAAGATGGTCTCAAACTACAAATTTTTAATGAGGATGGAAAAACGAAAGCACAACTTGTAAAAAAAGAGGATGTGAATTAAAATGACAAGACTTGAAGAACTTAAACAATTTGCTGATGTTTCAGAAAATAATTATATGAATGATTTATTCTTTGAAGATATGAAAGAACTTGAAAAAAATTCAGACTATACCATACCAAATGTTGAAATGCTTAATGAAGTTATCAATATCAATGTTCTTGATTATGAAGAAACACTTGAACTTGATAAAACGATGACAGCAATTCTTTACAAATATTTTAAAAATGGTTATGAAGCACATGAAAAACTATGTAATGATGAAAGAAATAATAAACTCAATGGAAATGCACTACGAGATTATCCATCAAAACTTTTCATGGATTATATAAAAGAATTTTCAGTATGCAAAGAAGATCACATTATACACAAAGTTCTATATGATAAAAGTGCCTTCGGTTTTAAGAAAGAAAGATCACAACCAGATTGGGTAGGTTACAGAAGAATCATTGGAAATATGGGACACTTTGCGAACGCTCTCTGGAATGGTGATATTGAAGATGCATTTGGGCGTTCTGATATTGAACACCACGAACGACTTGAAATTCTTATAAAGCGCGTTGATGAAGAACAATATGAAACAACACAGGATGAACTCAGATACTATTACAATCATGAAAAAGTGAGTGAATTCTTTGCTTACATGAACAGACTTGCAGAAAAGAATGGTTATACTGATGGTGTAATCGTTAAAGATAACTATCATTATTCAGAGAATCTATAATGGAAACTAATTTAAGCTCCCAAAAATTCCCCATTGTTGTAACAGCGTGCAGCATTTGTCGTGGAGATTTGTTAGCATCATTAACAAAATTTTATGACTGTGGTGAAGAAATTCTTTTGCCATATATTAGCGCACTTACTGATGAAGACATGGAAAAGATAGCAGAAGAATTATCCAATCTTATAGATAATACATTTGAGATTGGCGATTTGATTGCTGAATTAATTGGATATACAGATACAGCACTTGATAACATTAAAAATGTGATTGAGAAATGAAAGATGGTGTAATAACCGAAGATGGATTCTTAAGTAATGATGTTTATGACATGCTTGGAAATAACGTAGCAGAATTTTTCAAATATGACGGGTGGCTAAAAGAATTATATGATTCTACACAACCAGAAAATATGATTGAATTACTTGGTTTGTATGATACGATCTCAGGTATTCTTCGTTATCATATGATTAAAGAGTTTGTTAAAAATAGGTAACAATAAATGAAAATGCAAGATAACCCACTCTACAAAATTTTCTCATGTGTAGCAATTGACAGAGAAACTATCATGGAAGTTCTTGGAGATCGTTTTGAAATTGAAGACACAGAATTCCTTAAAAAAGTTGTTAATAAATTAACAGATGCTAATATGCAAAGAATCGCTGATAATATATCATGTTTAATAAGTGATAATGCATCAATTGGAGATTTCATTTACGAATCTCTTGATGATGACGATATGATTCCAGATGAAATTAAAAATTATGAGGAGGCACATCCATGAACTACAGAGATAAAAAATATGAGCTTGCTACAAAATATCATGAGACAGGAGACTGGTCAACATACAACCAAAGCATGTCAGCTTTAAATCAAGAGCTTTTTAAAGATCTGTTTGATTATATAAACAACATCTCCGGCACTGATTTTGAAAAAGATTTTATACCAATTTGGAAAGGAGCGCATAGAACATTACAAGAGTCTTTCTTTAGAGGTATTGTAATTAAATTAATTAAACACGTTAATGAATGTAATGGTGACAGATATTTTGATGGAAGAAACGAAGATATGAAAACCTTTTGCGACAAAGTTATCGAAAGTTGCAGCGAAAGAGAATTGTATATGAGCCACCGATGAATTATGAAAGATAAAGAATGTCCCTTTTGTAATGAGAAGGGTTTTATTCGACATTATGTTTATAAAGGTGGCATTAAATGGTGGTGTGACAGATGTAAAAACCACATTCCAAATAGATATACATCAGACTATAAAATATATATAGACAATGAAAAAGATTTCTATTGGGAGCGCATTGTTTGCCCCCATTTTATTGCTGCCAAAAACTGTAAACTGAAAAATTTAAACACGCCATGTCCAATAAAAAGTCCCGTTGGTGATTATCTTGTTGATTATTGGGGATGTGAAACTCTTACGACTGAAGAATCGAGACTTATTAAAAATTTGGAGATAACTAAATGACGAAAATTACACAAGAAGAATTTGATGCTGAACTCTTTGAACTGATTCGTGATATGAAAGTATCTGAAATTATTGATTTACCAGAAGTTTATGAAGCTGTTAGTGAGCTTCTTAATAATGAGGTGATCGATTTAATTAATGCAAAGGAACATATATGTCCATACTACGCAGAAGACGGTGAGTGTATCTTTGAACGAGATACAGGTAAAATTTGTATATTAGAAACAATGCGAGCCAAGAATGAAATCTCTGACTTTTGCTGCGAAGAATTAACCAATGAAGAATTAAGACTCGTGTTAGTATAATGAGAATATTAACGGTGGTAAATTAAAATGAATCATATGGAATTGGTAAAATATCTAAGAAACGAATTTGAATTTGGATTTAATGGGTGGAGTGCAAAAGAATATACACATGAAATCGCATTAGAAATCGGTGGGTGTGAATATTTAGGTGATGGATATATAAAAGAAGATGTTGTAGAATTATTAACACGGATACATGATAATTATGATTGGGATGATTGGGATGCAGAGATAACCGTTAAGCTTCTCAATATGATCATTGAAATTAATCCAGAGTATGTAGAAGACATTTATTATATTGATGAGTGCTTAAAGGATGTTTTTTACGAAGAACAACTCAATATCTTCAAATGGTATTCAAAAGGCATGTTTTCAAAAGATAAATGTAGAATTTGGTATGCAGATGATGCTTTAGATGGTTATATACGAAATAATTATCCAAAAAGTATTATCACAATCCTCGACGATGGTTATCTAAAAGCGGTAAAAGAAATACTCTATACGATTGCCAAATTTGTTGAAGAATATAGTTCGGAGGTGATTAATTAAATGATGCATATTGTATTAACAGATGAAGATAAACAAGCTCTTAAATCAAATTTTGAACAGTGGGAAAAAGATAACGACATCAATGGAAGAATTTTTTACAACGGAAATTGTTATGCAATGTTCGATGATGGCAGTGTTATATGTCTCGAATGTTTAAAATCTGAAATAAAAGATTATGATGATTACGATCTTGAACGATTAGATGTTTTAGATTTCTTTCTCGAAGGATCTCTTATGTTCTGTGAAGTTTGCCAAAAACCAATAGATCCAAATCATTACCTGTGCTCTTATTGTGGTGAACCTTTAGATAAAGATAATAAAAGTCAGTGTTGTATAAACGAAATGGAATACATTGAATCGTTCGGATATGAATTTTAAGAGTGTGATTAAAAATGACAAACAAAATTAAATTATTCAAATTATGCTGGGAGTGTGTAACAGAAGGAAAAACTTTTATAGAAGCTAAAAGTGAGGATGAAGCAGAACGTATTTTCTTAAAATCCCCAACTGCATATAAAAATGGAGCGTGTGAGATAAAATATAAATTGAAAACAAAAGAAATAAAAATTAAAAAGTTGTGATTAAAGATGTCTAAAATTGAATTAAAAGAGTATAAAATATTCTACCACATTGTGCACGAAGGTAACGTTACAATCGAAGCTGAATCAAAAGAAGATGCAATTAGAGACTGGAATGATGACCCGGCTTACAATGATGAAACTGAACAATGTGTAGATTCTTACATTGACGAAATTGAAGAAGTTAAAGAGGGACAAGATGACTAAAATGAAAACATATAGAATCAAATATAAAATGGTTTTTGAAGGAGATGTAGATTTAAATGCAAAAAATGAGGACGAAGCAAGAAAAAAGTGGGGAAAACTAATTGAAGAAGAACCAACTGATATATATTGTGAAGACTCTTGGATTGACGAAATTGAAGAAGTTAAAGGTAAACAAGATGACTAAAATGAAAACATACAAAACAAAATGTGAAGTCTCTTTTGATGGAGAGATAAAATTCAAAGCAGATAACGCAGAGGGAGCAGAAAAAATCCGTGATATTATACACAATAAAATCATCGATGCCACCCCCAAAGAATATACCGGCGTGGTTAATATAAAGTATAGTGAAATTGAAGAAATCACAAACGAAGAACCTACAAACAAATAACTTTAATACACATAAGAATAAACTACTATCGAGGAAAACAAAATGAAACTAAATGTAAAAACAGATCACAGCAACATCGTAAAGAACGTCGAGAACATCACGTACAACAAAACATCAGCAGAAGATGTCATTGTAAAACGTGGACAGATGCTTACTAAATTAATCAGAGGGTGGGACAAACAAGACGCAAATATTGTATGCAGACAGTTTAATGAATTGGTTAAACTCAGAAAAGATTACAACAAGAAATATGGACGGCTGCTTGGAATTCACGAAGATGAAGTCGATTTGAATGTCATGGAAATCCCAAGTTATCCCCTCTCGGTGGCTTTTAATCCTGACTATGTATTTGTTATTGATAAAAAAGGATTGTTTATTATTAAATCTAAAGATTGTAAAGACGACATCATGGAAACAGATGGCGATTGTTTAGTTGTTGAAACAGAAACAGGTATTAGAAACAAATATTCATCATATCTTTCAGTAAATGATGAAGATCTAATGAGAGAACACGGCGATGCTATACGAAGTGCTGAAGCTATTAGACTTAAAAATAAATAATTTTAAATAATATTGAGAATAATTATAGAGTGTGAATATTATGCTCGAAGATGAAGATGAAAATTAACGATAAACAAAATGACATCATACACACAATCGGATCAGAAAGAAATGTGATAACAGAAAATGTCAGAAAAGAAATGTTAAAACAGATAATGCAAGGTAATGGTGTAATCAAATAAAGAAGAAAATGGATATGAAATTAAACACAACAACACAACTATTTTTTAAATGTTAACACACAGCCCCCCTACAAGCATCGTGCGCATCAATGTATAAACACAAGGGAGCGTGTTGCAAAGTTGTGTGACGGTGATATATGGCGATGTGTATTGATGGTGGAAAACTTTAAAGTTTAATATGAAAATTATGAAAGATAAATATACAGTATTAATCTGTCCCAAATGTGGAATCATTTGTTGGGATAGTAGAAACATGAATCTTGGAACAAAACCGAATGGTGGCTATTGTAGAAAATGTGGAACCAGTTTAATTGATGAGAGAAAAGAAGAGAATCATCCTATCTATGAATGCAAAGGAGAATAAAAATGGTAATTAAATGGATATGTCCCGGTGGTCATATCTTCTCTCTCGAAACAGAAATACACCGCGAATCTGGTGAAATTCAAAAATTTCTTGAACCACACATCAATGATTTTGACTCACCTTGTAAAACATGTAAAATGAAAGGTTGGGTTAAACAATGTGAAGATAACTTTGATGATTTTGTTAAAACAGTTGAAATGATTCGTAATGGTGCAGTGGATATCAGTTGTAAAGCTGATCTCTGTGCATTCTTAAAAGTAGTTGATAAAAATCTCATTTTTGATACCAGATAAAATAAATTATTAAACGTGATTAAAATGTCAAAACTCAACACCCTTGAAAACAGACGAGAAATGTTACTTAAAGAATTCGACAATTTATTTAAATTAAATCTTCCCGAAGAAAAATTAATAGACTGTCAAATCATGATATCTGATGAGCTTGCAGAAATAGCAGAAGAAATAAGTTATCTTGAATGATGTGATCGAAATGGAAAAGCTTATAAAACTTACAAAAAAACAAGTTAAAAATAACGACCTTGATTATTGCATGGATTGTGGACAACGTATAGATGATATTGTTGACGAAGTTTTTGAGAAAGGAGAGAAAGTATTTATTAATGGTGGAATCTGGTCTATTGAATATGGAAAACACAAAATCAATTTCAGAGATTACAGAGTTTCAAATGGAAAAACTTTAATAAACATGGATTGTTCTGGAAAATATAGAGGTAAATTATTCTGTGAAAATTGTGGAGAAGAACTTGAAGAGAAGAATGTATTTGGGTATGTTGAACGTAACGAATGGTGCTTCGATGGTTACAAATGTCTCAAGTGTGGATTTGAAATGTGAATAATGGAGATGATTAAAAATGGACGAAAAATTTAATGAAAATGAAAAACACGAATTTATAGAATTGTTTGAAAACTTTAGAGAAAATACAGTATCTGATTACATATGGTTTCTTGAAAATGTAATTGAAGATTGTGAAAATAATTGCCATGATGAAGAGTGCATATTCTACAATGATTATGAAAAATCATGTTATTTAAAAGAACTACTTTATAAAGTTGATGATGTGGAAAGAAAATATATTGAAATCAAAAAGATTCTTGATGCAACTAATGAGGAAGACAATTAATTATGATGGACTGTAGAGCAGTTGCAGAAGTAACTTTCACCTTAGAAAAAGAGTATAATGGTGTAGAAAACGAAGAAGAAGCAGATATGATTATGAGCCGTGAAGAACTCGAAGAACTATTGTATCAGGAAACAGTTAAAAATTTTAACGTAGAAGTAACTGAAGTTCTTGTAACAAAAACATGGGAGGAAGAAAAAGAGGAAGGAGAAGACGATTAATTATGACAGATTGTGAAGTTTGTACAAAGGTATCATTTTTTATCACAAAAAAGTATAGTGATTTGGAAAATGAAGATGAAGTAGAAGAATTTGTGAGTAATGAAAATCTCGATGAACTATTAGATCAAGGAGTTGTTGAGGATCTTCAAACAGAAATATATATAATCACGAAAATTGATGAATGTGGAGATGAAATTTTTGAAGAAGAAAAGGATGATGATTAAATTATGTTTCATAAAGAATTGAGTAAAGAATTTGGCAATGAAACTGTCGGGAGATTCAGTAACATAACTGCAAATGATACTCTTTATTTAAATGGTACGGATATATTAGTATGTCTCGCAAAAAGAGGACATGGAAAAGTTACAGAATCAATTATATTAATGGGTGATGATGAAATCAAAAACTTGTTACAAAACATTCTATGTGCATTCTTTGAAGAACAGATAATTCCAGAGATAGAATTAACAATTGATCAGATGGAAGATGACATTGATAAGGTGAATAATTATGCTTGATTCATATTTAGTAAATAAATTCGACAAAGAAATTGTGAAAAGATTTAGTAACATATCTGTAACGAGAACAATGTGTATTACCGGAGATGATTTGTTATGGTCGTTAGCAGAGAGACGTGGATGGGATATTGATAAATTAATATTATCAATGACAGATGATGAAATAGAATCAGTAATGCAAAATGAAATCTTAAGAGCACTATTTGAATGTGAACGAGTGCAAAAAGAAATTGAACATACAATTGTAATGATGGATGATGATATTGACTTCTATAAAAAAGAATATGTAAGAGGCTGTTAATTATGCAAACAAATGAAGAACTAAGAAGAGAGAAACTAACAAACGTATTTATTGAATTATCCACTGAACAAACAGCTTACATTTCTGGTTATGAAATTTTAAGTGAGATACAAGACGAAAACACAGAATTCATAGATTTTGTCCTATCATTAAATGACGTACAAGTTATGTTTATTTTAAACAAAATCTTAAAATATCTTATAGAATCTGAAGTGTATGATGTTATCAATTCTGAAATGTTACAACTCAAATATATCTTTGACATCCACGGAAAAGACAAAGCATTCTCAAAATACAAAAGCAGGTAAACATTAAATGACATCAAAAAAAGATCAACTGGAAATTTCTTGTAACGAACTCGCATATGATATTACGCACTGGAACAAACAAAATGTGGGTAAATTGCGCGATCTATTAAATGAACTAAACAATAACATTAATATCCTATGTGGAGAATATTATTGTGACTATTGTTTGACTACGTTTGGAGTTGATATATGTAACCTACCATCATACACTATTCCTGAAGGATTAGAATTATATCCAATTTGGGCTATGGATATTGATAACGATTGTCTTGTTGGCAATTGTGATTTCACTGTAGAATCGCTTGACGAAATTAACGAATACTATGCAAACGAAAACAGTGAGTGAATAACATGGGACGATTTTTATTATCAGAAAACAGACGTGAAGAGATTGTAGATAACATCAGTGATATATGTGGATATTATGATGATGATGACATTCTTGATGAATATGATGAGGATTAGATAATGATGCCAGATGAACAACCACAAATTATTTTAAATCAAGAAGAAGCCAAACTTGTATTAACATCGGCGCTTGATCATTCTATTGGAAGGATGACATATCTACCACATACTATCGTAAATATTATTAAAACACATTGGAATAATCTTGATGAAGGCACAAAAAGTATTATCGAAAGTAGAGTTGTAAATGCGATTGAACACTACGAACATTCTGAGAAGTTATACAACGAAAAACCAGAAAATGAGCGCGAAGATCATCATAAAACATATCTTGGTGGGGATATAGATGTTCCAATGTGGTATGAATTCGCTAATTGGTTAATGAAGCAGGAATTTGAGAGGTTTTGATGATAGGATACAAATACTACAGAGCATTTAGTGATGGAGTAACAGAAGAAACAACATTAGATAGAGTGATTGATTTCATTGAAGACCATTGGAAAAATGTGGTTGAAATTCTTGATATGATGAAAGCTGGCACACTATTTACAAGCCACATGGGAACAGATTATTGGTGCATTTATTATTTTGAATGAGGAGAAGACAAATTATGACAATGAAAAAGTTAAAACTTATATCTAAATATGAGAATGAAATGGATGTTGTTGAACAAGATCCATACAACAATTATCAACAGGCTCTGATTTATCTTGTTGTTGATTGGGAAAATGCAACCGCCGATATTATAACAAAATATAAAGATGGCACTTATTCAATGAGAAGTCATCTCGGTTTTGAATCATATTATAATCTTCCCGGTGATATTAATGTGATAAGATTTCAGGATGAATGGGAGAATTCTAATATAAAAGAAATGCTTGAACAACTATTAAACCATTGGTGCGAAAAGTGGAATGGAAGCAGCTACATCGGACAGTTTAATGATCGCGCAACTTGGGAATTAGATGAACGTGTTTATGATCTTATTGACAACTTATCATGTGTGGAGAATATGGGCATATGGGATTTTTGGGAATGGTATTATAATGGAGAAGAAGATTTACCATCTAATTACGAAGAAATGACTCTTGATGAAATTGTTCAGGACATGGTCAATTGTGCAAAATATGATTATGTAATTGTGAAATATAGCGAAAACACTATAAACGATGAGCTACAAGAACTATTAGACAAAGTATGAAGTGAAATAAATTATGAGCTTTAACGAAGCAGTAAAAGATGTGCTTAACAAATTTGAAGAAGCAACAAGAGATTATGTAGATGAAGATGACTGCAAAGGTAAATATTACAGAGTAAAACGAGAATTTCAAGATGATGAAAATCTGCGCAACATGATTTATGAATGTCACGATGAAGAGATTCCAAACGGCTGGTCTTACAGAACAATCATTAATATTCTTGAGCATCTGACAAGTTGGGATATAACAACATGGGATGATGCACACGATATTGGTTATGAAATTGCCGACTCAGAAACAGATGATTCAACCTACAACCAACTTGGATGGTATCGTGATAACACAAATCGACTTTTTAATATTAACGAAGCAATTGAAAATGGATGGATCGACCCAAATGAAACTGATATCTTTATAAAACTACAAATTGGACAATACTACAGAATCAATGTGATGATTAATATCATTGCAAATTATATTGAAGAACTTGTAAATGAAGAAGAAGATGAAGACAGTGGAGAAGAAGATGATAAAGAAGAAGACGGTGAATACACATGGAAAAGATATCTAGAAAATTCACAAAAAAATAACGGTGAAAGAACAGAGGACTAACTAAAACATGTTCAAAATTGACTTTAATGTATTTAATTTTCTCAATGATAAAGAACCCAAATTTACCATCTTATCAGAAGATTATGATGAGATAGTTTGGAACTCTTATCCACACATAGCTTTCAAACTCCTTGATGGTGATGATTACCTTTACTATTATGGCAGATTGTTGTGTGATAAAGGATGGGAACATAAATATTTTGAACCGCTTGATGATTTCGGGAGAGGAAGTTCGGGCTGCACTTCGATTGAATATTACAACAGAGATTATGATATATGGGAACAAGTATGAAACTAAAAAGAAAAGACCTTCTCATCTTATATTTTGAAGCGCTTGAATGGAAAGTTGACGAACATTACAGCAGCTCAAAATATATCAGAATGAGTCATGCAAGAAAAGATGGTTACAGATATTTGGGAAAAAGTGGAGCAGTTCGAGTCGGTAAAACAATAGATAGCTCAATTTCGGTAACAGATATGTATAACAACGAATTCTTAGAAGAATGGTATGAAAGTTGTAAAGAGAGAGGAGAGGAAAGGAAAAATGAAACACGTTGATGAACTTCATATAAACGAGCCGAATTTCAAAGAACTCGGTGTGCATCTTGATGAACTTGAAAATTATTACAACGCAATTATTTTAGAATGTGATCAGAATTGTTTGAATTGTTCTGGTAGCGATTATCACAAAGACAAAATGACACCGCCTGCAAATGAAGAGATTGATTGTGTATTCGATGCAATCAACACTATTAAAAGAAAATATCGTGAAGCAATTGAAATAGAGAAAATGAGGTGAAAAGAAAAATGTTAATTAAAATTGACACAATTGAAGAAATTAATGAAGTAGAACACAACATTATAAATGTAACAAGAGAATTTACAAATGAAAATTATAAAGTTTCACCAGATGAATTGGGATTTGGTTACGATATAATTAATTCCAAATCTGATGAAAAAGTAGGAAAACTTTTAAAAAGATATGAAATTAACAATTGTGGAAACCAAACACTTGCAGAAGAAACAATTATTTCCACGGATTTATATTTGTATATAATCCAAACGTGGTAAAACAGGAGTGAAACAAAAGATGACATATCAAGAAGACATAACAAAAGAAATCCTTGAAGGGCACAAAGATAATGCACTTTCAATGATCATAAAAGAAAACACAGGTACAAGTATGTTAGACTCAGGTGGTGAATCTAATAGGAGATGGCAAAGGTTAGCAGATGTTACATTAATTAACGAACCAGAATCAAAACTCGAAATCTCAAATGATGAAAATCTAATAATTTCAAAAAGTCTATTTCATTTCTTCAATGCATTTTTAGATATAAATGAAGTATCAAAACAGATGGAACAAGACTTGTGGAACGATATTAACAACAACAAAGAATCATACCGGGATAATGTAGAAGAATGGCGCAAAGCAATTGTTAAAAATGGATTTATATTTTATGATGAAGAAGAAGACGAATCATACAAAATTGATCTTGAATGTGAATCACACGGTTACACATATAATTATGAACATCTTTTAAATGGTAATTGGTTATATACATTATTCGTAGATCATACAGGTGGACATGAATATTTAATCATTCAAACACATAATGGCGCTGATGCTCGTGGTGGTTTCTCTTCTCCACACGTGTTCTTTATACAGAATTGGGATTGTTTTAATGATATGTTATTATGCTCTGTATCTTATTGCATAAATGTTTGGAATAAAGAGCTTGACAAATATGTATTATATGATGTTGATGGCGGATATGGTTTGCACACAGATGAAGAATTAGTTGAAGATGTTGATGAAGAAGGTCTATGCAAACTAATTATAGATAATATATTTGGAAAAGATAATGAGATTGATTTAAATAACATAAATATCGAAGAAGATATTTGTGATGCATATGAATCAGAACATTACAATTCAAAATCATTTTGGATTGTTGGTGATTTGGATGGGTGTAGTGTTACTCCCAAAGATAAGATAAAAGAGGTAGATTAATTATGGAACTCGGAGACGCAGCTATCACACTCGCAGATAAATTAGGAATCGCACTTACTGAAATTACAAGTATTAATGCTAAATTTTGTGTAACTCAATCGATAACACTAACTGTTACAGTATTTCTCGTAGTTATAACCACATGTGTAACCTTATATCTTGTATACAAACGGATATTAAAATCAAATAAAGAAATGGAAATTGGAGATAAACTTGAGGACGAGGATTTCATGCTTTTAGTCTTTACTATGGTATTAGTAATTATAATATCATTTATAGTGTTCATGGCACTTGGTTCTCTTTATCTACATATCACAAACCCCGATTATTATGCAATTCAAGAAACACTTAGATCAATCAGTTCAATAATTTAAATGTGGTAAATCAAAAATGACAAAACAAGAAGACGCAACAAAAGAACAATACATAATGTCAAAACAAGCCAAAGAAGAAATCAAAAGGTTAGGAAAACAAACCATACAATTCTTTGATGACTATTGGCTTGAATGTGAAACGTTGGCTAAGAACGGTTGCAAAGATTGTATTTTTAATAATACGAATGAAGTTTATACAAAACAACTTGAGCATTGCAATATATTAAAAATTACAAATTTGTTTGAAGATCTTAAGAACGATATGGATGAGAGAACAAGGATGAACCCATGACAATTGTAAGAGATATGGCAGATGAAGAAATGCTAAAAAGAGTGGACGAACTTATTGATACTGTTGGTTGGTTAGACAGTATTTGTTTAGAAAATAATGTGCGTGATAATAAATGTAAAATGGGTGACGGAACTCCCTGCCCTTTTGAAATGAACAAAGATTACTGTCATCTCGATATAATTTATGATAGTTTAAACAAGATACGTAATAATATTAATGGGATTGTGAGTGAGAGAAATGTTGATAATGAATAAAGAGGTTGATGATGAATAAAGAGGTTGATGATGAAGAAGTATGATCCGGTGTATGTTGTAGTTGGATTAGATGGTGAAAGAGAACTTGAATACTCGAAGAATGTGGCGTGCGAGATTCTACATGATTAGCTTGAACATGAAAGGTGGTGTGCGTGGGAAGGATGGCATGAAAACACTGAAGAAATGTGTGTATTAGAATGTTATCCGATTAGAATGTTGGAACAGTGTGATGTTGTTCACAAACCAGATGAATCAGAGATAGATGAAAATGGTTATGATAAAGAAGGTAATTGTTGGCATAGAGGTTTTGATGAAATATGCAATTACAAATTTATCGTTGTAGAAAATGATCTCAATACAAATCTCATTACACAAAGACACATGGTTATAGATTTGAATGGAGACAAACAAACCTTTGAAAAATATAAAAATGATCTACAGTATTTAGTTATTGACACTGAACAATATTTACACCTGTATAATTGTGAGAAATATGATGGTAAGAAAAGTGCTCTATTACATGCAAATAAATTACTTAGTGAAGAAAGAGAAAGAGCATGTAACGACGAATGGAGTGATGATATAGAAAGATTATGTGTATTAGTATGTAAACCAATTATTAAACTTGAGATGTGTGATGTCACTTATCAAACAGATGAGAATGATGAAGAAATGTGTAAAGAAAATGATGACTACAATTGCGATTACAAAATGGTAGATGAAAACGGTAATGATGTGAGGTGTTTAAATGGTAGACAGACGAAGCTGTGATGAATGGACATTGTGTATAGTTAATAACATGATTGAACTTATAGAAGAACTTGAAGAAGCGTGTAAGTATAGTGGAGATTGTGAAAACGAGTGTGAAAGAGAAGACAATTACACATGTCCATTTCAAGTATATACCGACCACTGTATGATTAAAAAGATGAATATTAAACTTATTGAAGCACAAGAAAAAATTAAAAAAATTATGAATGATACAAATTACAATGATGTGCATCCAATTGAGAAGTGATTGAAGATGGAAAATAAACAATTCTCCGATAAATATATTGTAGACAGACTTGAAAAAATTTCTGAACTCGTAGAACAAATCAACAACGCATGTATAGTAAATGATGTATGTGATAATAATTGTGAGCGCAAAGATGGTTATACGTGTCCATTCCAATTATACAAAGATGCGTGTATTATAAATGAAATTGAAGATTGCTTAAAAGTTGCACATGATAGTTTTGAAACAATCGAAGCTGATGAAAGACGTAAAGTGTTGAAAAGTATTATAAACAATTACAAACAAATAAAGAAGTGATACAAATGAAACTAAATGTTGAAAATCTATTAATTAATCCAGATAAGTATGTAAAGAACATTGAGAATATGCTTAGCTGCAAAAAAGCTGAAATCATTGAAGAGCCTGTAGAAGTTGTAGAAGTCGTAGAACCCAAACCAATTGTTGTAGAAGAGCCTGAACCTGTTGTCGAATCATATGATGTGAAACCAGAGTATGATTCAGAGTGTGAAGAAGAAGGAACTGAAACTATTATTATTGAGTGATGTGAAATGAGATTTGATCTTAATGGGTTGCTAATCAATCCAGAAACATTGGTAAAGAACATTGAAAAAATGGTTTACAAAAGACCAGTTGAAAATGTGGCAGACCCTTCAGACGATGAAATGTTTGACGATTGCTTAAAAGTTGCACATGATAGTTTTGAAACAATCGAAGCTGATGAAAGACGTAAAGTGTTGAAAAGTATTATAAACAATTACAAACAAATAAAGAAGTGATACAAATGAAACTAAATGTTGA